GTGTTGTGCTCTAACCAGCTGAGCTACATAGCCATCTTTTTTTGCATAACCTTCGTCGGCGTTGCGGGGCGCATTATGCGTATTACAGACAAATCCGTCAACTGCTTTTTGCATTAATTTTCGAGAAAAGTGTTCGTTTGCTCGCTGGTTAATCATTTTGTCGAAAAAAGATCCAAAAAACAACCTTATTGATGAAAAATCTTACTAAGTAAATAACAACAGATTGTCTGAATAAAAAGAAAAAACAGCCTAATAGGTGATAATTTGATAGCACAGGGAAGGGGATATAGTGGTGTAGTGGTGACATAATAAAACAACGCACAGTTATTTTAGCTGCACGTTGTTTTTTAAACAAAGATGACTGGTTGAAATTTATCCTAAAATTAATCTTAATTGAGATAAATAACAGCCTTCATTTAAAAAGCTGTTTTATTGTAACAAAAAGATTATTTGTCGAATAAATATTGTAGTAACTCTCCATTAAGCATTGCTCGCTTGGTAAGTGCAAATGCACCAATGGCTGAGCGATGATCAAGTTCGGAGATAACAACAGGAAGCGCTTCTCTAAACTCTTTTAATACTTGGGTATTAATGCAACTTTGGATCGACGGTAGTAATATTTCAGCCGCTTCGGTCACTTCTCCTGCCAAAACCACTTTTTGTGGGTTAAATAGGTTAATTGCAATGGCGATGGCTTTACCTAGATGAAGACCCACTTGTTTAATGGTTTCAACAGCGAGGGGATCGTTTTTTACCGCGGCATCGCATATATCTTGAATTTGGCATTGTGTTGCAGATAAATGCTGGCTGGGATAGCCTTGTTCAAGTTGGTAGCGGACTTTAGCTTCTATTGCGCTATTGGACGCAATGGTCTCTAAACAACCAAAGTTACCACAGTGGCAACGCTCTCCTAATGGATCTATTTGGATATGACCAATTTCACCAAGATTACCACGCTGGTTGAGCAAAATTTTGTTGTTGATAATAACACCAGCCCCTGCGCCACGATGAATACGAACCAAGATAGAATCTTCACAATCTCTGGTGGCACCAAAATAGTTTTCTGCTAAGGCGAGACTCCGAATATCATGGCCCGCATAGCAAGGCAGATCAAAGTGTTTTTCTAAGTTATCAACGAGTGCCCAGTTATTTACCTTCATATGAGGCATATAGTGGACAATGCCTTTATTAGGATCAACTAACCCGGGCAAGATAATTGAAATTGAAATAAGCTCATTAATACGACGTTGATTTTGTTTAATAAAATCATCAATAGCATTAATAAGCAAGGTTTCAACTTCTTGTTGGGTGCTTTGTTCTAAAGGGTAGTGTTGCTCTACTAAGGCTTTACCACTGAGATCATAAAGAGCAACAGTGGCATCATTGCGTCCTAATCGGACGCTGACGGTATTAAAACGGCGATGTTCCACAACAATGGATATTGCGCGACGACCTCCGGTTGAAGCCTGTTGATCAACTTCTTTAATCAAGCCACGTTCAAGAAGCTGACGAGTAATTTTAGTGACACTGGCAGGGGCGAGTTGGCTCTGCTCGGCGATTTGAATACGAGAAATCGGCCCGTGTTGATCAATGAGCCGATATACAATCGCACTGTTAAGTTGCTTAACAAGATCGATATTGCCAATTTGCGTTTCAGTGTTGTTGTGACTCATCAGCATTTACATCCATTAGTTATCTGTTATTTCAATACCATTGACAAATGTTGTGCAAAGGTTGAAGTCCTTATCAAAAGAAGCAATATTTGCTATTTTACCTGCTTCAATTGTACCGAGTTCGTTATCTGCACCAATCGCACGGGCAGGGTAAAGTGTTGCCATACGCAACGTTTCATCTAATGGAATACCAACATGAAGTACACTATTTTTAATAGCGTCAATCATCGTGAGTGATGAACCACTTAATGTACCGTCCGCATCCACACACAGCCCATTGCGATAATATATCGTTTTTCCAGCAAAAACGAAGCTATCCATCTCATTTTTATTTGGATCAAGCCCCGCAGGAGCTGTCGCATCTGTCACTAATAACAGTTTTTCACCTTTTAAGCGCTTACTGTTACGGATATTTGCCCATGAAACATGTAAACCATCGGCAATGATCCCTGCGTAAACCTCAGGGGTATCATAAATTGCCCCTACAAGACCCGGGCCACGACCTGAAATATAAGGCATTGCATTATAAAGGTGAGTCGACAATGAAATACCGTTACGAAAGCCTTTACGCGCTTCTTCATAGGTGGCATTTGAGTGGCCTGCAGAAACAACAATACCTGCTGTGATTAATTGACGAACATATTTTTCATCGACCATTTCTGGTGCGAGTGTAATTTTAGCGATGACATCAGCGTTATCACACAAATAGTCAATCATCTGTGCACTTGGTTGACGAATAAATTGAGGATCATGTGTCCCTTTTTTAATGATATTGATATAAGGGCCTTCTAAATGTAATCCCAACACTTTATTTTGGTGTTTTTGCATATAAGCGCGAGTTGCTTCAATGCCTATTTTCATCAATTCATCAGAACAGGTAATTAATGTTGGTAAATAGCTAGTACAGCCTAAGCGTTCATTGGCTTTTTGCATAATCTCTAGCGTTTTTACTGTGACATTTTCCGCGGTGTCATTAAATTGTACACCGCCACAGCCATTGACTTGTAAATCAATAAAACCGGGGGAGACAATCGCACCTTGCATATCACGAGTGGCTATATCTTTTGGTAGTTGATCCTGTGGGCAAACCTGCTCAATACGTGACCCGTTAATAATAATGGCGTGATCTTCTAAACGGTCATAACCTGTATAAATAACAGCATTTGTTAAGGCAAACATACCTTTGTCTCCTAATATAAGGGAAGTCAATCTAAAAAACCGATATCAGCCAGCAAATTCTGGCTGATAAGTAAGAGAGCTTAGTTTTCCACTACTTATCGTAGGTACTTAATTTACTAAACTTAATCTTGGTATTGCTGGCGCTCTTGCGCTTCAATTTGTTGAAAATAACGCAGTGTTTTCACACGCAGTTCCATTGTCGCCGGATCATCACAGACTAAAATTGCTTTAGGGTGTAATTGCACGCAAGAGATAGTCCATAGATGATTAACAGCACCTTCTGTTGCCACCTGTACTGCTTGAGCCTTATTGATGCCAGTCGCTAAAATCATTAACTCTTCTGCATCTAATAATGTCCCTACACCGACAGTTAGCGCATATTTAGGTACTTTATTGATATCGTTGTCGAAGAATCGTGAATTAGCGAGACGAGTATCTTCAGTCAGTGTTTTCATCCGTGTACGAGAAGCGAGTGATGAGGCGGGTTCATTAAAAGCGATATGACCATCATTACCAACACCTCCCATAAACAGATTGATTTTGCCATAAGACTTTATTTTCGCCTCATAACGTGCACATTCTGCTTGTGGATCTGTTGCATTACCGTTTAATAAATTGATATTTTCATCTTTAATATCAATATGATTAAAAAAGTTCTCATACATAAAAGTACGATAACTTTGTGGGTGATCTGCTGGAATGCCAACATATTCGTCCATATTGAAGGTGACAACATGCTGGAAACTTACTTTACCTGCACGATGTAGTTCAATTAGCGCTTTGTACGTTGCTAATGGCGTACCACCAGTAGGTAAACCAAGAACAAAAGGACGATCGGCGCTTGGCGCAAATGCGTTGATTTTCTCAACGATATAATTAGCCGACCATTTTCCCACTTGCTGTGCCGTGGATAGGGGGATTAACCTCATAATAACCTCATAGAAAAAAGACAAATCTGACAATCAAGTTACATACTATTTCAATGCGTGATTATCAGTGACTCATCTATAACACGAATTGCTTTTCATTTTTAGTCAATGAAGACATCAATCCTTCAAAAGATATTTTTAATCATAAAATAAGCTTTCTGACTTAGCCAGCATTTAAGCTAAAAAATATCCTATATAGGTGACTTTAATCACAAATTAGCACTAATTAATTTGCGATACAAAATAATTTTTTTAGACTAAAAATGGAATTAAATAATTAACTCATCAATAAATATAAATGAGTATAAATAAGATCCCAAATAGGGGTTATCCAAGGGGGAGTGTGTGAATATTTTAAGTTATCTGCAAAAGATAGGACGGGCATTGATGGTGCCCGTTGCGACATTGCCTGCTGCAGCAATTCTGATGGGAATAGGCTACTGGATTGATCCGGTAGGCTGGGGAAACGATAATGCGCTAGCTGCTTTACTGATCAAATCAGGTGCTGCCATTATCGATAATATGTCAGTATTGTTTGCGATAGGTGTTGCTTATGGTATGTCAAAAGACAAAGACGGGGCGGCGGCCTTAACTGGCTTTGTCGGCTTTTTAGTGGTGACTACACTTTGTTCACCTGCTGCGGTATCGATGATCAAAGGTCTACCACTTGCAGAAGTGCCTGTGGCTTTTGGTAAAATAAACAACCAGTTTGTCGGTATTCTGGTTGGGGTACTTTCAGCTGAGCTGTATAACCGCTTTAGCAGTGTCGAATTACCTCGTGCATTATCATTTTTTAGTGGTCGTCGCTTAGTGCCGATCCTCACGTCATTCTTGATGATTATCGTCGCCTTTATTCTAATGTATATCTGGCCGGTAATTTACGGCGGCTTAGTGAGCTTTGGTGAAAGCATTAAAGATATGGGGGCTTTGGGCGCCGGTATTTATGCTTTCTTTAACCGCCTATTAATTCCTGTTGGTTTACACCATGCGCTGAACTCTGTGTTCTGGTTTGATGTGGCGGGTATTAATGATATTCCTAACTTCCTTGCTGGTCAGCAAGCGATTGATGCGGGCTTGGCAACGGTCGGTGTGACAGGACGTTATCAAGCAGGTTTCTTCCCAGTTATGATGTTTGGTTTACCAGGGGCAGCACTGGCTATTTATCATTGTGCGCGCAAAGAGCATAAAGCAAAAGTTGCCGGTATCATGATGGCTGGGGCATTTGCGGCATTCTTTACGGGGATCACTGAACCGCTTGAATTCTCCTTTATGTTTGTTGCTCCAGTGCTTTATGTTATTCACGCATTCTTAATGGCGATTTCTGTTTATATTGCCGCAAGTATGGAGTGGATTTCAGGCTTTGGCTTTAGTGCGGGCCTTGTGGATATGTTCTTATCTTCACGCAACCCTCTGGCGGTTAAATGGTATATGTTGATTGTGCAAGGTATCGCATTCTTCTTCATTTACTATGGTATTTTCCGTTTCACTATTACTAAATTTAACCTGAAAACACCGGGTCGTGAAGATGAAGTGGCGGGGGATGAAACCGCAGACGGCTATGATGAAGATATCAAAGCCGTCCCCACTAATAGCAAAGAAGCAGTGCAACAAGAAGCACGTCAATATATCGCTGCAGTTGGTGGCTCAGATAACTTAACTGGTATTGATGCTTGTATTACTCGTTTACGTTTAAATGTAAAAGATGCCAGTGTAGTCAACGATGCTTACGCAAAACACCTAGGTGCTTCAGGGGTTATTCGCTTAAATAAACAGAGTGTTCAAGTGATTGTGGGCACACGGGCTGAAATTGTTGCAAGTGCCATGCGTGATGTATTAGCACAAGGCCCAGTTGCCGCTTATGCTGGTAGACATACAGATAACGCGGTATCGACAGAAAAAACATCAGAAAAACAGACTAATAATGATGCCAAAGTCATTCTTGAAATGGTCGCGCCATTTGATGGTGAAGTGGTTGCATTAAAAGATGTGCCTGATGAAGCTTTCTCAAGCGGTGTCGTGGGAGATGGTCTTGCTATTAAACCCACATCAAATATTGTGATGGCACCTGCTGCCGGTACGGTAGTAAAAATCTTTGATACTAACCACGCATTTTGCATTGAAACGGATAACGGTGTTGAGATTATCGTCCATATGGGGATTGATACGGTCGCATTAGGAGGAAAAGGCTTTAAACGTCTGGTTGAAGAAGGTACAGAGGTTAAACTCGGCCAGCCTATCTTAGAGCTAGATCTTGAGTATTTAAACACTAATGCTAAATCAATGATAAGTCCGGTTATCATCAGTAATATCGATGACTTTGATAAAGTGAGTGATATTGCATCCGGCCAAGTGACGGCAAATAACACCATAATCTATAAAGTATTAAAATAAATATCATATAGATATTTAATCCTCTATAAAGAGATGGTTAAATAAGACGATAAAACGGGGAGTGTTGTCTACTTCCCGTTTTTTTATCCCTATCTTGATAAATATCTCTGCGCTCTCTTTCGCTAGGGTATTTATGAAACCTGCTTATTGGATTATAGTGGTGTTCGTTTTTTTGTATTATAAATCAATGTCATACATATCGATACTCACAATCACTCACTATTAACTCACAATTCAACGTAGCCATTACCTCTATCATCAAGGTATTTATCTGTCATTCTCATAGATTTGTGGCCAAGTATTTTCTTTGCAAACTCAGCACTTTTTTCTTCTTCATATAATCTTGCAGATAAACTTCTAATTTCATGAAATGTTGGTTTATTTTCCAAATACTCAGGTAGGGCTTCGATAAACTTACCTCTTAATGTTTTTGCTGTGGTATTGCCACAGATTTTATCTGAGTTCCTATTCATGAGATTTAAAACATCTTTAATAGAATAACCAATAGACTCAAGTCTTAATGAGAGTGGTATTGCTACTTTAGAACCTGTTTTTATTTGGGTGACATACAGCCTATCATTTTTTATATCATCCCACTTCATATTGATAATATCGCTAATGCGCTGAGCTGTAAGGGCCGCTAGTAGAAACATATGCCTATATTTGTCATTTGTGTGCTCCAAGGCGTATTTAAACTCTTCTAGCGATAACCTTGATCGCTGAACGCTTGTTTTTGGCGGCTTTGTCACGGAAACGGGATTTTCCTTTATCACACCATCCGCAATGGCTTCATTAAAAGCATCTAGCATAGTGGACCTTAGTAATTTTGCCATTGCCTTTTTAGGGTACTCTGAAATAAATGTGGCTACATCTCTTGGTGTTACATTCTCAATTGGACAGTCATTAAAGTGTAATTTGATTAACTTTATTCTTGATTCGTAATCGTAGAGCGTCTTCTCTTTTAACCCCCTGCTGTTTACCTTCCCCCTATAAGTATCAAGCCACTCATGCAATGTTACACAGTGAACATTATTAATTCTGTCAACTAATGGCTCTTTAGGTTTATAAATAGCTAAATTGGCTTGTATGGCTTCGGTTATTGCCAATGATTTGTTTGAGCCAACAGAAAATTCCTTTTTAGTTCTTACATCCCTGTAATAGTAAATCCCTTTACGCAAATACAAGTTAGGCGGTAGCCCCTTGTTCTTTGCACTTCTGCTTCTGCCCATTAATTTTCTCCATTAAATATTGCGGTTCCCTTACCATTTTGTCATTTGTTAGAATTGTCCACGGCTCTAACTCATATTCTCTACCAACCTTTTCTGGAGCAGGGTATAACCTACCTTCCTTTATATAGCGAGATAATTGCCGTGGACTTCTAGGTTTGGCGAAATATTTATTATTCCATTCTGATAATGTTATCCGCTTCATTTATTGTTTCTCCTATTTACTTTTTTTATTCCTTTTATATTAATTGAATACTTTCTTCCGCTTTGTCGCCATATACATCTCTATCACCGTATTTCTCTCGAGCAAATAATTCGATGCGAGGAACATCTCCGTATAATTCTTCTAAACGATGATGTACCTCTTTGAGCTTTTAGCTGTGTTCATCTAAGCACAAATAAATAACTTGTCGAACACTTGCAGATTGACGAGGTAATCCATTTCCTCTTGTGGCTATTAAACACATTTCGATATTTTGACGAGTATAATTACCACAATTAATTTTCGTCTCATTATTTAATATTTCCATGAAATCGAAAAAGTCCTCTGGCTGTTTTTTATTTATTCTATCTCCTGCATTTTTATTTAATTTAACCCATGCGAACCCAAACATATTCTTAACTTTAAAATCCCAAGCTTCAGCTAACCTGATAGCCTCGAGTACAAAATTGCCTGTATACCACATGGCAAGAACTGCGTTATCAGATGCAATAGAATGAATAGAGATATGGGTTAAATTGAAGAGGGAGGTTGTTGGATAATGATTTTTAGCAGTACCGTTTGAAACTTTATTTTTGTAATCCCACGGAAGATCACAATAGATAAGGTCGTATTTTTTCATTTAACCTCCTTAAGAAAAGAGATCCAGTGCGTCTTATCATTTTTCCCTACACGCTGTACTGCTGTTGGTTTTTGGTCTGTTAGTGTTAAAATTTGTTTAACAGGTATTTGGGTTTCATTCCATTTGAACGGCAATGTTCCTCCAGGCCTAAGCACTCTAAATGCTTCACTAAACCCTTTACTTAAATCTTCTCTCTATGAGTCTTTATTTAACGAACCGTATTTTTTAAACATCCAACTATTTTTACCAACTCTCATTAAATGAGGAGGGTCAAATAGCACTTAATAAAATGAATTATTTTGGAAAGGAAGATTTTTAAAATCAGAAATAATATCTGGTGTTATATTTAAAATTCTTCCATCACATAAAATATGTTCTTCGACTCTAATGTCATTAAATAAAACGTGGTCATCTTGTTTATCAAAATAAAACATGCGAGAGCCACAACACATATCAAGTATTGACTTCATTGTATCCTCTGAATTTTAGGTATAAAAAACCCTGCTAGTGCAGGGAATTATTTATTTAATATATTATTTGATTTTCTTTTTGCCCTTTTTGATACTTTTCCATTGTAATGAAATAACAAAATGAAAATTATAAAAGAAACTATAGATATGTACTCATTGAAATACGCTATAAGAAAAATCATTCCGAAAAAAGGAGATAGAAATGATATTAATTTAATAATAGCAAAAAATCTGTATTGAAATATTATTAGAATTTCAGTCTTATCGATCTCATCGCTAGCCGATATAAATAACTGGAATAGTGAAAATGAGTTTACTGAAAGAGAAATTGCAAAAAAAAACATAGATATAATTATTTCTACATGTGATGCCAAACTAACAGCAGCTGTATTAACACTAAGTAATCCTATAAAAAAAGTAGCAGAAATTAGCGAGAGAGATGCTGATGATATAAAGTAAAAATTATACTTATTCCTTCTATGTAATTCATCTGATAGCATATGTATGTCATACTTACCATATGATGTGTGTGAGAATAGTTTACGATAAGCTCTTTTTTGTCTTTTTTTCATAATCCAATTGATATTTTTATTTGCCGTGTTCAAGACTTTACTTCTTTATGTATTTAAACTCAATCACCCATACCCACGGGTTAGATGACCAACTTCCATCTCCATATATTTCTTCCTATAAAGTAGGAAATTGATCGCTAGGTGTAATAGCCTTATCGGGAACTCCACCTCCACGCCCATACCAATAACCTTCAGATTTAGCATCATCGTTACTGATATCATTCAGTCGCTCAACACGAATGTTGGTGATTTCTAACGTAATGCGCGAATATTTACGAGGCATGTGTATAGATGGCGTCCACTTAATTTCTTCATACCATCCTTCTTCTAAATCAGATGGTTTATGTGTAGCTTTATATGCAATTGTTGATTCAGTGCATACTCCAGCTTTAAATGCCTCACGAACATAAAGGCGATCACCAATTTTACCTAGGGGGCACAAATTATGTTTTGTAGCATCCAATATATGTGTAGTTGTGCCACTTCTTGTTTTGGTCGGTTTCTTTAGCCATATTCCATTATCAGGTATTACATTTTTAACGATGCGACGAGTTTGAGTTTTACGCCCATCTAAAATAGCGCGCACCATTTCTGCATTAAAAATAATTCCATGCTCTTTCATATTCACTCCTCTTCATTGCATCCCTGCGAGTTAAATTAAGCTGTCCGTAGCTTTTCAATTTCTGGATATAACTCACGAGTTATTTTTAACGCCCGCTCGGTGCTTACTGCGCCTTCCATTTGTTTATTAAACCAAGCGTTAATATCTCCAGTATTGCTTTTCATCTCTTCGTAAAACTCTGAGTCAATCCACTGGAATATGCTTTGCGCCCACAAGTGAGCCTCTTTGGAATTATTTTCTGAAAGGTAATGCTCAATCACTAAAAGTAATAAATTTAGTCTGTGTAACTCCCACTCATATACGTGACCTCTAGCTACTTCTTGTTGAAGTGCGTTAATCTCTTCTTTGAGTTTATCTGTCATATCTATCTCCTGTTTGCATCCTTGCACTGAGTCCTAATTCCAATTAGAGATTTCTTCTTCGATTAAGTCATCTATTTCGTCGTTAGTAGCTTCTTCGTTGAGAAACAAACGTGCTTCGGTAATGTACTTCTCTCGGTTTTCGTCAAAGAACTTTGAAAATTCAGGTGACCATCCATGGCGTTTACCATCAAAATCAACGTGAGCATTACCCTCTGCCATGTTTAGAATCATCATGTCAGCAGTAATAACGCCACATTCACGACAAAATCCTTTCAAGTCGCGTTTTCTGAAATAAGGTGAAACCTTAGAATCACAAACACTCTTGAATCGTTGCTTCCATCTCTGAATGCAACGACCGTGTAAACTTTTCATGGTTATATCCTTTGGTTAAACGGGTAGGGTAGTTAGGCTCTTTGGCTAACTTCTTCGAACTCGCCTTCAAATACTGAGGCGTTTTCCTGATCGACATTAGCCTCTGCTTTTTCATCAAGAATTACCGCCTTCTGCATTTCGATAGAAACCGGCAGGTATTTAAAAAGACGACGGATAACGGTTTTCTTCGCCATTTCTTCCCAGTGAGAAACCCAAGGCCCATTTTGACCAGCCTTGCTTGATGCTCTGACTTTCTCAATTTGGTTATGCGTCATAACTTCAAACTGGACACCGCCATCTTTCAGCCTTGCGACAGCGTAAACGTGTGTAATTGGTGAGTCCTCATTTTCACCCGGCACGTGCGTTAAGTTTTCATTCAGTCCATACTCAAAGTGGAAACTATCGCCTTGCCTTACCGTTCTGGCTGAAATGCTGATTATTTGATTTGAGCGACGGGCTAGATCAATCATTCCTCGATAACCAATAATTAACTGCACATTTGATTGTCCTGACTTGGATTTTCCATTTCCAAACGGGAGCAGGTATGCATGACCAAGTGCGTTACCCGGCTCCAATCCCAATTGTGAACACTGCACAACAGCTCCGATAAAACTTTGCATATCACAGTTGGCTAATTCTGGTGTTTTTCTGATTTCCGTTGACACTATTCGGATCATTCTATCCGGCGTCATATGACGAGGAAGGGCGGCTGCTAGCTGAGCTTTCATACTTGGTTTATTGATACACTCAACCAACAACTGATCTTTGGTTTTTTCTTTTACCTTTGTACCTTGTGTTTTTTGCAAGTCAGCTTGAGCTAATGGTGGGTTACTCATCCCTTAATTCCTTAGCCCAGTAGGGCAGTGATAATGTGCGTATGCCTGCCCATTCGTCCGTTTTTAGGCATTCTGCATACGTTCTTAAATTTTGTTTGTAGGTTGTCCGACCAATATCTTTTGCTTGTTGGTCTAAATTGAAAACTCTAACGGGGTATCTACCGCAGTCGATAGTCGTGCTTACAACAAGAAAGACAAAGACAGGAGCTTCGCCTGTTAATGATTTATATCCATCTGAATAAAAAGAGTCCTGTACGTGGTAACGATATTCGTACATGGAGCGATCGAATCGCTGAATATCGGCAGAGCTTTTTACATCAATAATCCAGTGGTGCTCTTGAATGAGTTTATCTGGCCTGCAACGACAAAGAATATCCGTATCTTCATCATTCCAATAAATGCTACTTTCAGCTACTCCGTTAGCTTCTAAGCACCATCTTGCGATAGGGTGCGCCATTGCACTATTTCTCATGAGCATTAACTTCCTGTTATCGTCATGAGTAATAGGTGTGATACCTTCCTTTTCACACATTTCGAGAAATTCCTTTTCCTCTTGCTTCCCTGCGTTTGTTCTACGATTTACATCAGGGCCTATCTTGTATCGCTTACTGTATTCATCTGGTTCTAACAAAAGACAATGGATAGCAGTCCCGAAATCCAATGCCTTTATTTTTTCTTCATCAACAGGAGCTTCCTTGCTCCAAATATATTCGGCTGGCATTTCGCTTATTAAATCCAACTGAGATTTACTGATCCCTAATCCATGGTGATAGTCCTCATTTGAAATGTCGTAATAGATACCGGGCTTCATCCTAAAACCTCTTTATCTATCCCGATCTGAATAGCTGTTCTAATTCCGGCTAAAACCGCATCCAGTGCTTGGGGACTAATTTCAAATACAGGATTTAACTTCCTTGCTAAATCCATGCACAGTAGTTCTTCTGGTAGGCTATCCATAACCTCATCAACTGATATTTTCTCTTCCTGAGAATTAACAAACGCTTCTCGTTCCATTTGGCGTTCGCACCAGTCGTTTCTGAGTCCGTAGGTGTTGGTAATCACGCAACCCTCCTTAGCTTAGAAACTCGCAATATCCTGTTAATAAAGACTTCCTTGCCTATCGCATTGATAATCCTTTCAAGCGATTCATCGTCACAATCGAGTACATATTCCATTGCCTCAGCTGAGTCTATTTCCGTCAATTTAGCCAACTCAGTGAAACTTCCTGTCTCAATACTGAGTTTGCTACTTTCGTCAAATTCCATGACTGTTTTGCCGTCTACTACCCGAGTTCCGTTCGAGTAGCTGTATGAAATTTGCATAATCACCTCAACTTACAAATGTCGGTATTACGCCAACGGTTGTTACAATGACCACAGCTAAACTGAATAACCATGGGCTTGTACGTTTATTTTTACGTGCTTGAGGCGTAGTGATACGCACCACCATGCCGTCACGCATAGCGCTGTAATAGTTAGTTTTCATGGTGACCCCGTTAGATGAGAGATAAGGCGGTTATCTGGTGTTGGCGAAGTGAAGGTGTATTAATTTATTTTTAATGATTTGAATTTTATTAGTGTGTTTTTTTATTGAGTAATGTATTTATAATCGCTTTTTCAAATGATGATTTAATTGAATTTTCTCCAACTAAATTATCTGAGAAGTTATTTAGTAATAATTCTAATTCTGGAGTTTCTTCATGAACGTATATTTTTGTTTTTACTTCAACATGTGGTGATTTAATTCCATGTTCTAAAGTTAATTTTACGTTAATAACGACACTGGTTTTTTGTTTCATCATTTTTATTTCCTTTTAATGAATATAATTAATTACGAAATGTCTTGTTTATATATCTAAATATAGGGTGGGTTACTGCTGAACGAGGGATGTCATACTCCCTCCGTTATTAACTAAACACGATGCTAATTATCAAGCTTGAGTTTTTGAATTAAGTTACTCACTGTGGTATCTACTGCTTCCTGATCGATGGTGTCGAATAGCTTGTTGCGTGCTTCTTCCGCTTTATTACAGCCTTCCTCATCATCGTCGTCGTAATCTATCCATAATCCAAAATCGACCTCGAAAAGTTTCTCTGGCCAGCAATATTGCATCCCGATTTTTGACTCATCGGCGTTATGAGCTTTCTTGATTAGAATCTGACGCCCGTGTGACTCAAACTCCTTAAACCATATTTCCATCTCTATCTCCTATCTATTAATCAACTCACCACAGCCCGCAGAATGGACTGTAATTAGTTAACTGTGCCTGCTTTTAACCACATCAGGCGAGGTGGTTCTTACATTCCCCAACATAAGAAATCTGTGTATAATTCAATCACCCCAACATAATTAAAAGGATTGAATTAATGAGTAATAGAGTTATCTCTGATGACAACCCTGTTAAACGAGTTGCTTTTGATATGGCGCTGGCGTTGGCAGCAAAACAAGAGTCCATCAAAACTCCAGAGCAATTAATGGCGGAAATTGAATCGCTTTATCCTGAGTGTTTAGAAGTAGCTAAGAAACAATACAAAAAAGAGGCTCCACCTCCTGTTGGTTTTTTTACAAAAAAACGTTAAGTATCTAATGCTGCAAGGGCTGTTTTTAGTATGGCTCTTGCTATTGAGTTTGAGTTGAAATTATCATCGTTAGAGTATGGTTTAATTTCATTTCTTATTTTTAGCATCACCTCATTAGCTATTTTTATAATATGAAAAGTACTTAACTCACCACTTTCTTTAAACTCTTTAATTGCTTGCTCAATTTCAGTTTCATTATTCATAATATCTCCTATCTCGCCGTAACCCCGAACTCACTGCTCGGCTGTTTTGTTTTAACTCCTGAAAATACTGCTACATTAGGTAAGCAACAGTTATCTCCACTTGGATAATGCTTTGTTGGTTTGAGAGAGAGAACAGGGCGTTCTGGTTTCTCTTTCACTGAGTTAGCTTTAGCAATCTCTTCTTCTTTCAGTTTGTTAGCTCTGAAAGATGCATATCTAGCATATTGCCTAGCCTTGAATGAGTTACTGTTAACTTTCTTAACGCTAACTGGTGTTGGATTGCCTTTAAATTTCTTTGGTGGTTGATAGTAAATTTCCACATAACCTCCGTTATTCTTTTACTTACCATAGGTCACTCATTGAATGACCTATAATTAGTATTCTTGCGCTTACATACCTAACATCTGCCAGTGTTGCCTATTCCCATCTGTAATCACTCTCGTGCAGTAGTAACATTCTCACTAGCCAGATCGTGCCTAGTGATACGTCGCATTTTTGCGTAAGGGTCTAAACAGGGTAGGTATGCTGTTCCGACTTTCCAAATTATTAAAGAACATTAGGCTGTATTTCATGTTGCTTGCCTTTGATGAGTTATATTTAAAACTATAGTTGTTTTATTGTCAACAACCAAAGTTGTTTGTAGTTGTGTTTTTATATTAGCTTGGTTTTATTTGGTTGTTTTTGTTGGTAATTTATTTTCAAAAAAATCTCAGATTGGAATGTAGGTCACTTATTTGGAGGGGAGAGGGCACAAAAAAGCCCTCGCAGAGAGGGCTGGGGTGAGTAGGTAGTTATTTTCTAAATTGCAATCCTTGCTTTAGGTCATTCATCCAACTGTTTTGAATGTGCCCGTCATGCTGTAATCTTCCGATGACTATTCCAGGGTGAATGCCTATTGCCCTAGAGAACTGAATAACTGCTTCTCGACTTTTAAGATCAGGTAAACAATTGTTATATTTTTCTGGTATTAAAAAGTTTCCCGCCCACTCATTAGCTTCTATCTCATATTTATCTTGAGACCTTGTAGCGTTAGGATCGTCTAGAAAAATTGATTTTTTATCTTCTTTTGTATCAGAGTGAAGCAAGATGTGAGCCGCCTCATGAAAGAAAGTGAACCAAAATTTATCATTAGACTTACCGTAAAGAGAAAGCTGAATGAGTGGTCTAGATGGGTTAATCCATCTAGCAACACCGCTTACATGTGATCTAGGCATAGCTGGAACAAGCACTAAAATAACACCAGACTCAAGCAGCAACCTTCTCATTCTTGGTTCGAAAACTTCAGCATCTTCTGTAGTTAATGCACGAATTTCTTTTAAAGCTTTTTCGAACTTACTTTTATTAAACTTTGGAGCTTCTATTGATTCAGACTCCATCTCACCAATTCTTAACCATGATGAGATTGCTCCTACATCACATTGTTCTTCTCTGCTTCTTCGAAATGAAACTTGCATTCCGCCATATATACTCCTCCACTCATCTGGCGATGCAACCCCAAAGAACTTAAGGCAGGACTCAACTATTTGTGATTTATGTTTTTTAATTATTCTTAACTTTTCTATGGCACCGCAGTTCATTAAGTCCTTAACAGGGACTTCCTCTAACCATGGTTCCCATAAAGAATTCCTATTTGCCGCTTCAATTCTGGATTTATGGGCTTGATAATTAGCCTCTCTTGATAACCAGAAATCTACAGATCCACCTAGTACTCTTTCCAGCTTCTCAGCTGTTTCTTTAGTAAGAGATGCCTTTCCATTTGCCAGCAGGCTCAAATGCTTCTCGCTAAATCCTAAGCGTTTAGCAAGCTCAGATTGAGACCATCCGCGCTCTTCAGAAATATCAAGTATGGTTTCGCCAGGTGGGGAGACCCAGTCCGGCGCGAAACTAGCACTCAGATTAGTCATGATAATCCCCTATAAACTCAATACAAATAATGGTTACTCTACCCCAATCTATGCCACCATCTGGCTTTGTTGGGCATGGGTCATTGGATGGGCTAAAAACTAGTCTATAGCCACCGTGAAGATTAAGAGCAAACTGACCGTCACGATCCCCTTTTAGAGGGTGAGGGTTTCCTGCAACCAAATCAGTAACTCTACTGGCAGATTCTAAATCACTTATTCTTGCTCTCAATTTTTTAGCGCAAAGGGAGCCTAGTTTTCTTTCCGCTTCCTTTTGCTGCTCGCAAATTTTTTTTACCCTGCTATTTTCAAATAAAATTTCCAAGACGCCATTATCCTATCATTCTTTACCGATTTGGTAAATTAATTTATATCTTGAGCTATTGATATGATTTTACTCCACACCCTAAAACGTGTCGTCAGGCCATTGGGTTAGCCGTGGAATTTATAAGTAATAGACTGGCTAACTAGCACCTTAGCGCATATATAAAGCCCATTAATAGCATCTTCGTTTAGATACCAAGTTTCATATCTAGGGTTGTCAGATATAACTGCTAGGCGCTTATACTGTTTCTGCAATCGCTTTATGTAGAGCTGATTATCCAATACGAACACATAAATTCCGTCACCATCAAAAAAGTTTGTGGTTATATCTACGAATATCTGATCTCTAGGTTCGAACGTTTCTGCCATAGAGTCACCTTTTACAGTGATCATCTTTATCGTATTTGAAGGTCTTCCACCGAATAATCTTTTTGCTTCATCCGCTGAATACTCAATAGCCGTGATAGTCTCTATAAAATCATCGATAACCATCACGCCAGCACCTGCACTCGCTTCTACGTCTAGTATTTCAACCTTATAAGCATTACTAATACCACCCCCTTCATCCGAGTGCGTACCAGTACTTATGTTGCTGACTTCCGAACTATGGATAACAGGAATAGTTGGCTCTTCGCCATTACCAGACGACAACCATTCAGGAGAGACCTTCAGAACTTTAGCTATTTCTATTAATTTTGTTGAATTTTGTGCATTTCCAACCTCAATCTTTTGAATTGCAGCCTGTGATATACCAACAGCCTCGCCTAGTTCTTTTTGAGATAAGCCCGACAATTTACGAGCTTTTTTTAATCGTTGTGCAAGAGTAGTTTTCATAGTCTTAAATATACAACCGCAGTTGTTGGCATTCAAACAAATATAGTTGTTGATTAAAAACAACTAAGGTTTTATTATATGTAAAATAAACAACGGAGGTTTTTTATGAACGAAGCAATTAAAACCGCCATTGATATTGTAGGGACACAAAAAAAACTAGGTGAAGCATGTGGCATAACACAGCAAGCAGTTTTTAAGTGGCTACATAACAAGGCAAAAGTATCACCTGAGCATATCCCATTAATTGTTAAAGCTACAAACGGTCAAGTTAAAGGAAAAGATATTCGCCCTGACTTACCGCACTTATGGGATTTGGGTAATAAATACTGGTAACACAATCGCTCTTTAAAAATTCATGCAGTGCCTTTTGACTTCAATCGGCAAATTATTATCAACAATCCGCTCATATGGAATGAGCCACGGATCATTACTGCTGTTCCCAATATGGGAAGTAATCTAAGAAGGAATTTAACAAATGGAATACGGAAACACATGCAAAACAGTTCGTGACAAACGAGCTATTGAATTTAGAACACGCCACTTAGTAAGTAGCGCACTTCAAATATTACGTGATGGGGATCAGCGAGAAATTGCACAAGCCACATCACGCTCAGACTCGACTATCTCAAGAAGAATCCAATCTATTGATGGTGTATGCGAAATGCTTGCCACACGTCGTGTAATTGGTTTTGTGAGGGAAGGAGAACGAAAAATCTCAGAAGAAGAGTACCGATTTTTGTGGAAACAAATGGGTGAACTTTCTCAAATGAAAATAAAAGAAAACGCCTCGATTGCGGCAACAAACGAGGCGTGTTGTTCAATGGAATTCACCATTTAACGTACAAATACACTGTATCAATATCCAGTTTTTATCACAAGGGGAAACTTCGGTTTCCCTTTTTTGATACAGCTTTGGAATGGAGAAATTATACCATGAGACAAAGAATAAATCATGAATTTAATGGCTATGATGAGCATAAAAACATCATGAGAAATAGGCTATTACAAGAAATAACCCCACTAGGTTGTCAGCGTTTAAAGGAAGCATTGAAAGACGCAAAATTAAGGAAAGCACATCGGGATAAGTTATTAGGAGAGCGAAAATGAGTATGCTTCTAATGGCAAAAGCCATGCAATTACAGGTGGGGAGTACAGCACAAAAAATGGTGCTACTGAAACTTGCTGATAATGCCAATGATAAAGGTGAGTGCTTTCCTTCTTATGAGACTATTGCACGTCATTGCGAAATTAGCCGTCAAAGTGCGATAAACCACATTAAAAGTTTATGTAAAAAAGGGTTTGTTCGTAAAGTTACGCGAAAAACAGATAAGGGGCATACTTCCAATTTATATATTCTGGATTTGGAGGCTAAATATCTTGATGACGGTAGTCAAAATACAGTACCACCTAGTCAAAATTCTGTACCAGAGGTAGTCAAAGAATTTGACCACGGTAGTCAAACGGTTGGACTAGGGGGTAGTCAAAAAATTTTACCCAGAACCAGTCAGTCTTTTAACCAGTCAATTAACCCTAAAAAATTATCGTCTGACGACTCGAAACCTGCAAAGCAGATTTCAATTAATCGGCAAGCTAACATTCCTTATCAGGAAATTATGCAAGCCTTCAACGAATCGGCAGGGGATAGATTACCCAATGCCGAATCACTGAATGACAAACGCAAACGAGCAATATCCAAATTCCTGAAAGAGCTCAAAGAACCCACAGTTGAATCAGCTAAAAATTATTTTGATTATTTTATGGAAACGGCGAGTGCTTGGTATTTCGGCGAAAATAATCGAGGTTGGCGAGCAAATTTTGATTATTTACTCAGACCTGAAACGGTACTCAAAACAAGGGAAGGAGCACTGTGATGAACCAAGTTCCGAATAATTTAATGGCGGAACAAAATGTGATTGGAGGACTCCTGCTTGACCCGCAAAGTGATAATGCGCAATCAATTTTTTCACTGCTAAAACCTGAAGATTTTTATACCCGACACCATCAAATTATCTATCTCACTCTGCGAGAAATGTATACCCAACGTATGCCAATAGACATCATGACGGTGACGGATTATCTGGAGTCAAAAGGGCGAATTAATCAATCAGGTGGTTTTGCCTATCTTGCTGAGATGGCAAGAGAAACACCGAGTATTGCTAACATTATGGCTTATGCGAAAAAAATCCGAGAGTGTTCCGCACAGCGTTTTGTTATCGAAAAGACGGTTGAAATTCAAAAACTCATGATGGTGCCAAGTGAGTTAAGTTTTACGGATAAAATTGAACAAGCACAACGCTTGCTTGATGAAGCCACTTCGTTTGGAAAAATGGGAAAAAAAACAGGGTTGCGCCGAATTGATGATGTGTTGGATGATGTTTTTACCGACATTTGTGACCGACAAGATAACCCAGAGAAACATCGAGGATTAAAAACGGGATTTAAAGATTTTGACCGCCTATTAAGCCCGAAACAGATTGTTATCGGTTCACTGTTCGTGATTGGTGCTCGCCCTAAGATGGGGAAAACAACCGTTCTCACTGAAATGGCAAAAAATGTCTCACAACAAGGTAAGCCTGTATTGCTGTTCAGCATGGAAATGACGGATAAACAGCTTGTTGAACGGACACTAGCCCAACAAACCCAGATTAATTCAGATAAATTTTACCAAAAGTTAGAGGAGCATGAATGGGATAGGCTTTGCAGTGCCATCGGTCGCCTTAAAGATGAGCCCAATATTTGGGTGGATGATACACCTGGCATGTCCTTACAACACATTCGTTCTGAAAGTCGGAAAATCAAACGCAAAGTCGGTGATATTGGGTTTATTGGTGTCGATTACCTCACTCTGATGCAAGCGGGAAAAGCTGACCGTAATGATATTGCCTATGGTGAAATCACTAAGGGGCTAAAAATATTGGCAAAAGAGCTCAATACGGTGGTTGTGTTGCTTGTACAACTGAATCGGGGATTAGAAAACAGGGCTGACAAACGTCCCGTACCAAGTGATTCAAGAGACACAGGACAAATCGAGCAAGATTGTGATTATTGGTTAGGCATTTATCGTGATGCGGTGTACCACGATAATGCGGATGAAACGCTGACCGAGATGATTTTAAGGCTCAATCGACACGGTAAAACAGGCACCGTGTATGTTGATCAACAAGGATTGAGTATTACACCGGTTGATCAATATATGGCTGCTTATCGCGCTCAACCGAAACGAGAACCCAAAAAATATTGTGAAAAATCGTTTTAATTCGATAGAGGGATTTTAGATATGACAATAAAACAACTACAGAAAAAAATTCATCAACAAAACATTGAGGCTGGATGGTGGGATATCCCAAGGGAAAAAGGAACCTTACTTTGCTTGATCCATTCTGAAATTAGTGAAGCAATGGAGGGAGAGCGTAAAGATCTAATGGATTACCATTTACCACATAGAAAAATGGCAGAAGTTGAACTTGCTGATGCTGTTATTCGTATTTTGGATTATGCGGAAGAGTTCGGTTACGACATCGAAAGCGCTATTACAGAGAAACTCGAATACAACAAACATCGAGTAGATCATCAGCGAGAAAATAGAGTTAAAAAAGGAGGTAAACGATTTTAATTTAGCAATTTCCGAGATGAAACTAGGTGTTTGTATATTTAAAAAATAATGATGGAGAGGTTGTTTAGTGACAGATGATATCTGTCTCCATAAATCCAATCTCAACAGTATTTTCAAAGTGCTCTCCGAAATCGTGACAACAGGTAAACGCTATCGCATCAAAATCACCGAGTGGCGTGATTTAAGAACCATACCCATGAATAAAACATGGCGTATGTGGATGGAAACCACAGGCGAGTGGTTACGTGCACGTGGCGTTGTTATCGATATTAAAAATGGTGTCGGTGAAGTTGTTTTATCAAAGCCCATCACTAATGAGGAAACTCATGAATATTTCGTTGGACATTGGCTAGGACGCAATGAAAACGGTGAGCGTGAAAAAACCAGCAAGATGGATAAAGCAAGGATGCTTTACATGATGGAGAAACATGAACAATGGTGCATTGAGAAGGGAATTCCGATCATCATTCCTCGTAATTCTGAATATATGAGTTTGAAAAGAAAGCAAGAAGAATAGGAAATAGTGATGATTATTTCAGTTAATAACATGATCGTTTTTATTTTAAAGTGATAAAAAATAGTAATCAGGAGGCTCATGATGAATTTACGCAATGAGGCAAAAGGGCGTGAATGTCAGATTAGAATACCTTCAGTTTGTAATGGTAACTCTGAAACGGTTGTTTTAGCCCATTACAGAATGTCAGGTCTTTGTGGCGTCGGAATAAAATCGCATGACTTATTTGGCGCTTGGGCTTGTAGTGCATGTCACGATGAAGTTGATAGACGAACACGATTTACGGATATGGAGTATGCAAAACAATGTCACCTAGAAGGTGTTTTGAGAACGCAAGCCATATTGATCCAAGAAGGGAAGTTGAACGTGTGAAGGTCTTTAATATCGAACCAGTACCTAAACCAAGGATGACTCAGGCTGATAAATGGAAAAAACGTCCCCCAGTTTTAAAGTATTTTGCGTTTAAGGACGAAGTAAAGTTAAACAAAATCACCCTACCTGAATCACATTACCACATTACATTCATTCTACCCATGCCGAAGAGTTGGAGTAAAACTAAACGCTCCGAAATGAACGGTAAACCCCATCAACAAAAACCGGATAAAGATAATCTCGAAAAAGCATTACTTGATGCTATTTTTGACGATGATTCACGTGTATGGGATGGGCGGGTAACAAAAGTGTGGGGAAAAAGGGGGCAGATAATTATCCAAGAGGTGCGATAGTGAATATTGAGTGGATACGCGAGCGAGTAAGTACAGCGTTGATGAATGTTTGTATTATAGAAAATGGGCCGTTAAGTGCCATGGAGGAACAAGCAATACTTGTAACCGATAGGTTTAAAAGAAACCCAATACGCTATGCGGGTGAAAGAAAGTCTCGATACAGACTCCCCTCACATCCACTCAAAATTAAGCAAAAACATGCCAAAGGAAAATCAAAACCATTAATTAATGAAGTTACTTATCGCACTTCATCATGGCGCAGAGGTATTCATCAATTGCCTAACGAAATGCGCTTATGGTTACTCTATTGCTATGGTGATTATCAATATTATCGTGAGCAAATACTCATTGTTCCCTATATTTGGCATGAGTTTCAGCGATTAAATAGTAAAAAAAGGATAACGAAAAAAGTTAAGCAACGACTTCAATCTCTTACCTTACTAGCCATTCAGGCGGTAAAAGCAGAAATTAATCAAACAGCAAAAAAATATACGGATGTTAAGCTCGCTGGATTGTTGGGCGTCAGTGCTGATGCTTGGCGAAAGAGCTATAAACTGTATTGGATTTGTTTATTAGATTGTTGCTATCAATTAGATAGAGATTCGCTATTCAAAATTAGCGCTTTAAGCTGATTAAAAAAGTTGCAAAACTCCGTTTTTTTCTATAAATTAAATGCAATATTTATATAATATTATAAATGTAAGTATTTCAAACCTCGCTTCGGCGGGGTTTTGTTTTTTTTTAAAATATATTTATAATTATTAATTAAAAAATTTGT